CTCAATGTGAGGGGGGACAGGCCGTCTAACGACGGCTTCTGATCGTGGACCCTACACTCCGGCCTTCGCGGGAGGGCAGGAAACGGTGACATATGTTTTGAGAGAAAAGACGCTTGGTCCTGTTGAGAATTTGATCAACATGACCCAGACTACCTACGATGCCGAAGGCGCCATCTCAGTTGAAATCAACTGGGACGATGTCTTGATGGTAAAGCAGGAGAAACTGACTAGAGGTTGGGATATCCCCAACTTCAGTAAGCGTGTCGCGCGTGGGGAACTTCTTCCCCACACTGCATTCTACCAGTACGAGCGGTTAGACCGCCAGTTTGCTGGTGAATCCACCAGGTACGACTCAAACGGAGTTCTCCGACGGGCACGTGTGCCCGCCATGAGAGCTCCAGGGGAAGTATCCTGGACTCTGTCGGAACCCAACTTGTCGGTATACGGCGACTTTTCTGAGTTCAATTACTTGACTCAGCAGGCCGCCGCGAATATCTACACGAAAGGTCACGACACCCTTACCTTCATCGCTGAGCTTGGGAAGCTGTCTACCCTCGTCCGAGGACTCGGGGAGCGCATCTACAAGCTGGCGATAAGAAGGAATCCTTCCGATTGGGCCAAGATCTGGCTTGAAGGAAGGTACGGGTGGCGTACTCTTGTATACGATATGCAAGATCTGCATAACGCAGTTCAAGAGTTCGACAGAACGCGACATAGATACAGCGAGAAAGCCGGGTTCACAACTCGTGAACGCGATATTTCAAATCTGAACGTCTCACATCAATATAATGTGACACACCGTGCTACGATCCGTGAAACGATCGTAGGGCGGCGGGGTTCAGTGACCGCTGACATCTATCCCCCACAGTTCCGCACCAACTTGGCCACTACAGCTTGGGAACTCATTCCCTGGTCTTTCGTGGTTGATTGGGTGTATTCTGTGGGCAGTTCCCTCGAGGCAATGTCCTTCCAGTTGCTGAGCTCTGACTATGTAGCCTCGCTTGGTTACCATGTAACCGAGAGAAAGCTCATTGATGAGAAAGACGTGGAGTGGGTGGGTGAATGGAACGGTAAGTTCCACTACTCATCTTCCTCTTCCGTCTCAGTTTCTGAAAGAAAACCAGCCAGTGTCAACCTATCCCCGCAGTGGAGACTTTCTCTTGATGGCTATAAGGTCATCGACCTCATAGCGCTCATCAAAGGAAAAGTACCCAAGTAAGGGAGTACAGTCGAGTATGGCTGCATTGTCATACAATATCACCGAGTTCCTCGATCAGGGGGACAAGCGTGAGTACGTTGATGACGCACATTCGTCGATTCTCCAAAAGAGAATCACGTTCACGCGTCAGAGGGCAGGTCAGAACAAACCGGTCCAAGAATATCGCTTTGTGGTTTACCACACGGCGATTGACTCGGACTCGGTCGTGTTGCCCCAGCCCATCACGATGGAGTGCAAGCTCCGCTTCCCGGTCTTGGCAACGAGCGCCGGCGTTACCGCCGCCGTGACTGCCGCCCAGCTCATGCTCATCTCTGATGAGTATGTTGCCGGGTATCAGACCGGGAAGTGGCCAGCGTAGAGGTAGGACACCCTACGGTATCTATCGTTTCGTTATGTCTCCTCATCGTCATTAGGACGATGATGAGGAGGTTCACGGGACGAAAGGTACCCTTTGGGTGGCCTGAGTCCTTCTTTTGGCTAGCACTAGTAATAGTGCTAGTCACTAAAGTACAGCCTCTAAGCTGATCCTCAGGAGTCCAATATGGAACCCAAGGCGTTTGCATTTACACTATGTAGTGCATACTATCGTGATGTGCACGAGGACCTCCCAATTGCCGTCCAAGAAAAGATCCACGGTTGGATCCGCTCTAGAAGGCACCGGGAGCTCGCGCAAGCTGGTGATCTATTCGACCCGAATAGCATGGGGTCGAAAGAGTTCGAAATCCTTCGACAGTTGGCAGCATTCTTTTCCAAGAACGCAGCCTTCGCCATACCGAGTGAATGTGAGGCGGCAGCACTCTCTTCCTTCATGGAAGGTGAGGAACGTTGCCGTTCAACAAACTATCGGTTACTGTCAGACTCCGAGCTGGGAATACATCCGTACTCCAGCTGGAAAGACCGCCAAATGCTTGACTCAGAAAGTCAGGACACGGCGGCTTGTCTAGACGACATGGCTAGCTTCATCAGCTATGTCTTAGGGCCGTTCTCTGAATTCGCAGAGGAAATCCCAAAGCGAATCAAGATCACGTCCGGAGCGACCGCGACTCTACCTCGGAGCAAGTCCCAACCCCGGCTTAAGGTCGGGAAGAGGGTAACTTGCACTGAGGGTGCGGCCCCGTACCTGCAGGCGATATCCGAATTCTTCGGGTATGGCCGATTGCAGACTAGAACCGCACGGTCAAATAGAGTCGAGTTTGTTCCCAAGAACTGGAAGACCCATCGTACTATCGCTTGTGAGCCTACAGGGAATGTTCCCTTACAGCTCGCTTTCGATGGCTACGCCAAGGATATGCTCGCCAAACGGGCGAAAATAGACTTGCGGGACCAGTCTCGGAATCAAGGCTTGGCACGCGCAGGTTCGATTGATGGTTCTTTTGCCACCATTGACCTACGTAATGCCTCGGACACCGTCGCGTCTATATTGGTAGACATGCTCTTTCCACAAGATTGGGCAGACTACCTTAAGGCGCTTAGGTGTTCTCATTACTCAGGGAAAACCGGCGAAGGCCGGTACGAGAAGTTCTCCTCGATGGGGAACGGCTCTACCTTTGTAATCGAGACCTTGATTTTCGCCGCTGCATGTAGTGCAACGGGCACGTCCGTCTTCTCCGTCTATGGTGACGATATTGTCATCGCGACGTACAAGGCGAATGCGCTTATCGTGCTACTAAACTACCTCGGTTTCGAACTCAATACCGATAAGTCTTATATCACAGGCCCCTTTCGGGAATCCTGCGGTACTGACTGGTACGAGGGACGAAATGTGACCCCGTTTTACGTGCGAGACGTGAAGCCTTTCAGGCCTCTCTTATCGCACTTAGTGAACGGGCTACTCGCCGTATCGCCACCTGGCGGTGCGGTTTGGAGCGAATGCCGTTCCATTGTGGAACAGTACAAGCTCCAAGTGGTTCCCTTCAACGGGATTTCCACGAGTGGGGTATGGGTTGATCCCCATACCGCTTACACACTGAGGTTGTTCAAGAACGAGTACCAACATCCGCACTACAGAGCCTATCTCCCACGAGGAGAGAAGTCGCTGAAGCGTAAGGATAGTCGGGACTTATTTCTGTGGCACCTTCGGTGCTTCCAGAGATATCGTTCGGAGACATTCTCTTCGAAAAGTTTCTTGCTCTCGGAATCAAGCGCCCGCGATTACATCGCTGGTTCTTGGGACTCCAAACGCGAGAGACGATCCGGAGAGTCGGTATGGCAATACCTCAAGTCTCTTATAAACGACGTTCCCAGCAGTGGTGGGATACCTGCCACTCGTCAGAAGTACGAGCGACGGTGGGTTCGCTGGTTGCCACCAGCGTCAGGC